GTGTCTCGAGTTTACCTCGGACGCTATCGAGTTTGACCGGATCCCGGTCGTTTACGATCCGTCGGCGTATTGTGCCGATTTGGATAAAATGCTCAATCGGGTATTTCTCGGAGATCGTGAGGTTATCTCGCTTTTTGAGGAAATGCTCGGAGCGGTGTTATTGAAACATTCACGTTATCAAAAGGCTTTTTTATTTTACGGATCCGGATCTAACGGAAAGAGTACAATCCTCGATCTGATTAAGACGTTTCTCGGATCCCGTAATTACTCAGCGATCGCACTCGAGAAAGTGACTGACCGATTTAATACGGCAGAACTCGAGAACAAACTCGCCAACATTGGAGACGACGTCGACAATACGACCATTAAGGACACCGGTACTCTTAAAAAGCTGTTTTCCGGTAATTCGATAATGGTTGAAAGAAAAGGCGAGCGTCCTTACATGATCGAGCCTTACGCGACTCACATTTACTCATGTAATGCGATCCCGAGATCGTTCGATAAGTCGGAGGGTTTTTACCGCCGTTGGTTATTGATACCGTTTAACGCGCGATTTTCCTCAGACGATCCGGACTATGATCCGTTGGTCGGAGACAAGATCACAACCGACGAGGCTCTCTCGTATCTCTTAAATATCGGGATCAGAGGCGCTCAGAGGCTTATCAGAGTCGGACACTTTACCGAGCCTCAATCCGTTAAGGACGCTCTCGAGGCGTACAAAGCGGATAACTCGACAACGCTTAGTTGGATCGAGGATCAGGATCTTTCGATTGATTATTTTCTCGAAAATCCAAGAGACAAGATTTACTCTGAGTTTTGCGATTGGTGCAAGGTGTCCGGAATTAAGTCCACTATGACAACGGGTAAAAAAACTTTCTTTAAGGAGATTATCGTTAAATTTGACTTTGAGGATAAACCCTTACAGAAACACGACGGTAAGAGATATTTTATCGTAAAAATTGATTAGAAAGGAGCAATTTCAGAAATGAAGATTATTAAACGAAACGGCTCCGAGACGGACTTTGACTCGTCTAAGGTTTTTCAGGCAATCTCGGCGGCTAACGCCGGGGTTGTCGAAAAAGACCGACTCTCGGAGAGTGGTATTGTAAAAATAACGGCGGCGGTCGTGCATAAGTGCGAGGATCTGAAAAGGACGCTCGGCGTCGAGGAAATTCAGGATCTCGTCGAAACTGAGTTAATGATCGCCGGAGCGTATGAGGTCGCTAAGGGGTATATTAAATATCGCTATTGTCACACAATGAGACGCGGCGGTAATACGATCGACGACTCCGTCCTTAGTCTCGTGGAATACGATAACGAGGACGTTAAGCAAGAAAACAGTAATAAAAATCCGGAGATTATTCCCACTCAGCGCGATTATATCGCCGGAGAGGTGTCTAAGGATCTGACGAGGCGTATACTCCTCCCGAAAGATATTGTCGAGGCTCACGACGCCGGTATTATCCATTTTCACGACGCCGATTATTATATCCAACACTCGCATAATTGCGACCTCGTCAATTTGGAGGATATGCTCCAAAACGGTACGGTTATCTCCGGGACGCTGATCGAAAAGCCTCATACATTTTCAACGGCTTGTAATATCGCGACTCAGATTATCGCTCAGGTTGCCTCGAGTCAGTACGGCGGACAGAGTATTTCACTCGCCCACCTCGCGCCGTTTGTCAACGATACTCGCGAGCGTATGAAACGTAAATACTCCGAGTTGCTCGGCTTTATGCCTAATAAGGATTTCGATCAGTTTATCGAGAGGCTCGTCGCTGAGGACGTGAAAAAGGGCGTACAGACAATACAGTATCAGGTCGTTACTCTTATGACGACAAACGGTCAGGCTCCTTTTATTACCGTCTATATGAATATTAACGAGGTCGAGCCGGGTCAGACTCGAGACGATCTCGCTATGATTATTGAGGAGGTATTAGTACAGAGGATCCAAGGCGTTAAGAATGAGGTCGGCGAGTGGATTACTCCGGCGTTTCCTAAACTGATATACGTCCTCGATCATAATAACGTACATGAGGGATCCGATTATTTCTATCTGACGGAGATCGCGGCGGAGTGTACCGCTAAGAGACTTGTACCGGATTATATCTCGGCTAAGATTATGCGAGATCTGAAAAACGATAACGTCTATACTTGTATGGGTTGTCGCTCTTTTCTCACTCCGGATCGCACAACGGAAAACCTCGCAAACGCTAAGAACTGGATCCCGGGTAAAAAGTATTACGGACGCTTTAATCAGGGCGTCGTCACTATTAACCTCGTCGACGTTGCTCTTTCCTCCGGAGGAGACAAGGTCAAGTTTTGGAAAATTCTTAACGAGCGACTCGATCTCTGTTATCGCGCTCTTATGCTGAGACATAGACGACTCGAGGGAACGACCTCGGACGTTGCTCCGATCTTATGGCAACATGGAGCGCTCGCGAGACTCGGTAAAGGCGAAACGATCGACCGACTCTTACACGGCGGTTACTCGACGATTTCGCTCGGTTATGCCGGTCTTTATGAGTGTACTAAGTATATGACCGGTGTATCTCATACAGACCCGGAGGGTAAGCCGTTCGCGGTGGAGGTTATGCAAAGACTTAACGACACTTGTAAAGAGTGGAAAGATGAGGAAAATGTTGATTTCTCTCTTTACGGTACGCCGCTCGAGAGTACGACTTATAAATTTGCTAAATGCTTACAAAAACGTTTCGGCGTGATCGAGGGCGTTACTGATAAGAATTACATTACAAACTCTTATCACGTTCACGTTACCGAGCCGATCGACGCTTTTAGTAAGTTGAGTTTCGAGGCTGAATTTCAAAAACTTTCGCCGGGAGGCGCGATCTCTTATGTCGAGGTACCGAACATGACCGGTAATATCCCGGCGGTACTGAGCCTGATCCGTTACATTTACGATCATATCATGTACGCCGAACTCAATACCAAGAGCGATTATTGTCAGGTCTGCGGTTACGACGGAGAGATTAAGATCGTAAAGGACAAGTCCGGTAAGTTGGTTTGGGAGTGTCCGAACTGTAAAAACCGCGATCAAAATAAAATGAATGTCGCTCGCCGGACGTGCGGTTATATCGGTACGAATTTCTGGAACCAAGGACGTACACAAGAGATCGCCGAAAGAGTGTTGCATTTATGAAATACGGCGCGATTAAGAAAACCGATATAGCCAACGGCGAGGGCGTGAGGGTTTCGATATGGGTCTCCGGGTGCCGATTTCATTGTCCCGGGTGCTTTAATAAAGAGAGTCAGTCTTTCGACTATGGCGAGCCGTTTAACGCTTTAGTCGCTGAGGAGATTTATCAGGCGTTGAGACCGGATTATATTTCCGGCTTAACGATCCTCGGCGGCGAGCCGCTCGATCCTTATAACGTCGCCCAAGTGACGGCGCTCGCTCGAGTATTTAAGTTTTTATACCGCGATAAGACCTTATGGATCTATACCGGGTATAAATACGAGGAGGTTAAGGATCTCGATATTATGAATTTTGTTGACGTCCTCGTCGACGGTCAGTTTCAAGAGGATAAAAAGGATATTTCCTTACAATTTCGCGGATCGAGCAATCAGAGGATTATTGACGTCCAAAAGTCGCGCCGATCCGGATCATTAAAAGAGTGGAGGTTAAAATATGAGAAAAGCAGAACTTAATACTATTTTTGAGGACGGTCGTAACCGTCGTAAAGGGTTTATCGCTGTCAGGATTGAAACCGAGGGTAATCCGGCTCCTGAGATCATTATCAATAGCGCGGAGAATTTCGACGCTAAACAGAATTATTATAACAAGGCTTACGACGATAATCTGACGCTGATCGCCGCAAAGGAAAAAGGTAAAATCATTCGTATTACCGACGCCCTCGCGACGAGCAACCTTAACGATCTTTCGTGGTTTGCATATTAAGGAGGGAGCGCTACCATGAGTAATAAAATTACGCTCGACGTTTCTCTCAATATGGAGGAGACGGAGGAGCAAATTAAAGAGTTTTTCAAAAATCCATTGATCGAGGAGATCCGTATCAAATACTTTGTTGAGGATCTCGAGCCGATCCAAGCGATTAAGGGCGGCGATTGGATCGACCTCCGCGCGGCTGAGGACGTGAGTCTTTCCGCCGGAGATTATAAATTGATCCGTCTCGGTGTTGGTATGATCCTCCCGGAGGGTTACGAGGCTCAGGTTGTGCCTCGCTCCTCAACCTTTAAACATTTCGGTATTATTCTCGCGAACTCGCTCGGCGTGATTGATAACAGTTACTCCGGCGACGCTGACGAGTGGCATTTTCCGGCGGTGGCGCTAAGAGATA